GACGTAGTAGTGCCTTACGGAGCTTCTAATCTAGAATCTGCGGACAGAATAACACATGTCATGCGCAAAACAGAGAATGAAATGCGCAGATTACAGGTCTCTGGCTTTTATTTAGATGAAGACCTAGGCGACCCAGTTAATTCTTTAGATGAAGTAGAAAAAAAGATTGCTGAACAGTTAGGATTTCGTGCAACAACCGATGACCGCTATAAGTTATTGGAAATGCATGTTAATTTAGACTTAGAAGGGTTTGAACATGAAGAAGATGGCAAACCAACAGGTATTGCCCTGCCGTATGTTGTAACAATTGAAAAAGGCACCAGCACTATCCTAGCTATTCGTAGAAATTGGGTAGATGGTGATGAAACCTATGCAAAAAGACAGCACTTTGTTCATTATCCGTATATTCCGGGGTTTGGTTTTTACGCTTTTGGGCTTATTCACCTTATTGGGGCTTTTGCTAAGTCTGGTACTTCCCTTATACGACAGCTCGTTGACGCTGGAACGCTATCCAATTGGCCGGGGGGATTTAAAACTCGTGGATTGCGAGTTAACGGAGACGATACACCGATACCTCCCGGAGAGTTTAGGGATGTAGACGTTCCTAGTGGCGCAATGCGTGACAACATCATGCCGTTGCCGTACAAAGAACCAAGTCAAGTTTTGGCGGGGTTGCTTGATCGCATAACAGAAGAAGGTCGTCGTCTGGGTTCAATAGCTGATATGAACATCAGCGACATGAGCGCTAACGCACCTGTCGGTACAACGCTAGCTCTCTTGGAGCGTCAGCTCAAGACAATGTCTGCGGTTCAAGCTCGTGTTCACTACAGCATGAAGCAAGAGTTCCAGTTGCTGCGTGACATCATTCGTGATCACACCCCACCAGAGTACAGCTTCGATCCAGTTGAAGGTGATCGCAAAGCGAAGCAAGCTGACTACGACATGGTGTCAGTGATTCCTGTGTCAGATCCCAACAGTGCAACGATGGCTCAGCGCATCATGCAGTACCAAGCTGTGATTCAGTTGGCTCAGGGCGCACCACAGATTTACGACTTGCCACAGTTGCACAGACAGATGATTGAAGTGTTGGGGATTAAGAACGCAGACAAGTTAGTCCCAATAGATGATGACCAGACCCCACGCGACCCCGTGTCGGAGAATATGTCGTTTCTCACTGGCAAGCCCACTAAGGCGTTCATCCACCAAGACCACGATGCACACATTGCTGTTCACACCAGCATGATGCAGGACCCCATGATCATGGGTCAGATTGGTCAAAGTCCCATGGCTCAGCAGATGCAGGGCGCGATCATGGCTCACGTCGCTGAACACTTGGCGTTCCAGTATCGTCAGAAAGTTCAAGAGCAGTTGGGCGCAACACTACCTGCACCAGATGCACAGCTTGATAACGACGTTGAAGTACAAGTTTCTAAACTTGTGGCGCAGGCGTCTATGCAGCTCCTCGCGATGGACAAAGCCAAAGCAGCTCAGCAGCAAGCGATGGCGCAGGCCCAAGATCCGATCATTCAGATGCAGCAGGCTGAACTTCAGATCAAGAAGCAAGAAGCTGAAATCAAGGCGCTCAAAGTCAAAGGTGACTTGCAGCTCAAAGCTGAGGAGTTGTCACTCAAGGCGCAGGAAAGCGCAGCTAGAGCTGGAGAAGATCCAGCCATGGTAGCGATGCGGTTGCAGCAAGAGATTGCTCAAGCCCAAGAGTTACACGGCTTAGAGATGGCGGCCAAGCAGATGGAGTTGCAGCAGGCTCAAGCCCAGCAGCAACAAGCCATGATGCAGCAGCAACAGATGCACCAGCAGAAGATGGCTCACGGCGGGCAAGTCCATGAGCAGAGACTAATGCAGAGTAATAAGGAGTAATCATGGCTAACTTGCTTGAAGTGTTGAACGGTAAGCTTGATGAACACGTCAAGCAGTTGGTCGATGTTGTCAGTGGTGGTGGAGCTAAATCCCACGACCACTACAAAGAACTGTGCGGAACTATCCGGGGTCTGCAAACCGCGCAGTATGAACTTGCTGACCTCGTGCGTAAGACTAAGGAATATGAAGATGAATGAATTTGATGTCAGTGCGGTTGATCTAAGCGGGGTGCTCAATACCTCTGCTGAAGAGAAAGCCAAACAAGTGCCAGATCCAGCAACGTACCATTTGCTGTGTATGTTGCCCAAGGCAGAAGAAGAGTTGAGCGAGACAGGGATTATTAAATCTGCGCAGATGATGTACAACGAGGAGCTTCTCTCCCCCGTGTTATTCGTTGCCAAGATTGGCCCCGATGCGTTCAAAGACGCGACCAGATTCCCATCTGGCCCAAGCTGCAAAGTAGGTGACTTTGTGTTAGTACGTCCTAACACGGGAACCCGCATGAAGATTCATGGTACAGAGTGGCGACTCATCAATGATGATTCTGTTCAGGCTGTTGTGCAAGACCCTCGTGGTATCCAGCGTCCTTAAGGAGTAAATCATGGCTGAAAAAGACGAATTTAAGTTCCCTGACGAAGCTGAAGGCAAAGATGCCAAGGCTGAAGAAAAGGTTGATTTTGAAGTTGAGGGTGAAAGCGAACCTGAAATTGAGGTCGTAGACGACACCCCTGCCGAGGATCGTGGCCGCAAACCCATGGCTGAGCCTCCTAAAGAGGTAACAGACGAGGAGTTGGCCAAGTACGACGAGGGCGTACAGAAGCGGATCAAACACTTTACCAAGGGTTATCACGAAGAGCGCCGAGCAAAAGAATCGGCTGAACGTGAAAAAGAAGAGGCTTTACGCTTGGCTCAGGCCGTGCTGGAAGAGAACAAACGCCTTAAAGGTTCTGTCAATCAGAACCAAGCTGCCCTTCTTGAACAGGCTAAGCGTGTGGTCTCTAACGAGGTCGAAACTGCTAAGCGCATGTACAAGGAAGCCTACGAGTCTGGCGATACTGATAAGTTAGTTGAAGCTCAGGAAGCACTCACTACTGCGAAGATTCGTGCAGATAAAGTAAATAATTTTAAGCCTGCCCCTTTACAGGAAGAAGAAACTCCTGTACAAATCGCTCAACAGCCCACTAAAGCTGCACCTGTTGATGAAAAACTGCTTGCATGGCAAGACCAAAATCAGTGGTTTGGAAGCAACAAACGAATGACAGCCTATGCCCTAGGCTTGCATGAAGATTTAGTGAGTGAAGGAATACCAAGTGGCAGCGACGAATACTATCGACGTATTAACGCTGACATTAGGGAAAGATTCTCGGATCAGTTTGGAGCCGAAGAGTCCGTTGATGCTAAACCTCAACGCACTAAATCCAACATTGTTGCACCTGCAACCCGTAGCACAGCGCCTAAAAAGATCGTGCTTACGCAGACACAGGTGAATCTCGCCAAGCGGTTGGGAGTTCCTTTGGAACTGTACGCCCGTAAGGTTGCTGAAGAAATGAGGAAATGAAAATGGAAAAGACTAACCGTATGACTCGTGAACTTGATACCCGCGAGAAGATGGAGCGCCCAAAGCAATGGATGCCACCACAACTTCTGCCCGACCCCAATCCGGAGGAGGGTTATGCGTTTCGCTGGATCAGGATTGCATCGTTAGGTAAAGACGACGCCACTAACATTTCTGGCAAGTTACGCGAAGGCTGGGAACCCGTAAAAGCTTCCGACCATCCCGAAATCCGTCTGTTTGGTTCTTCCAACGGGAAGTTTCCTGACAGTATTGAAGTCGGTGGTTTGTTGCTTTGCAAAACCCCAGTAGAGTTTACAGAGCAACGTAATGCGTACTATCGCCAACAAGCGGAAGCGCAGATGAGTTCTGTTGACAATACTTACATGCGCGAAAATGATCCGAGGATGCCTATGTTCAAAGAACGTAAGTCCACGGTCACTTTCGGTAAAGGTAATTAAATTTTTTTGGAGTCTTAAATGGCATATCCTACCGTTGATAAGCCCTATGGTTTTCAGCCAGTCAATCGTATTGGCGGAAATCCTTATGCGGGTTCTACTCGACTGATCCCAGTCGATTCCGGCGCTGTCTTTGATGGCGACCTTGTTGAAATGTTGGCTTCAGGCTCATGCAAAGTGATTGCCAGCGGTACTGCCGCTGCACAATGCGTTGGCGTCTGTGTCGGCGTTCAATACACCAACTCTTCTGGTCAAACAGTTCAAGCTCAGTATGCTCCGTCATCTGGCGTGAGCAACGTTTTGGCTTATATTGTTGATGATCCTACAGCTCTGTTTAAAGTGGCAGTTGTGTCTTCTGGCACTACCATGTCTACTTTGACCCGCGCTGCTGTTGGTCAAAATGCTCCCGTGGCATTGAATTCTGGTAATACAAACACCGGCAATTCAACTCAAGCAATTACAACTTCTACTGACGTTACGGCCACATTGCCAATTCGTATCATTGATGTTGTGCCTGAGACTGCTGTTACATCAACCACATACGTTGAGATGATCGTCAAGATCAACACTCACTCGTATAACAATACCACCGGTATCTAAGGAGTAACTTACCATGGCTATTTCACGCGCACAACTATTGAAAGAGTTGCTCCCCGGTCTGAACGCATTGTTTGGTTTGGAGTACGCTAAGTACGGCGAAGAGCACAAAGAAATCTACGAAACAGAGACATCTGAGCGTAGTTTTGAAGAAGAGACAAAGCTGTCTGGTTTCTCTGCTGCACCTGTCAAGAATGAAGGCTCTGCCATCGCTTATGACAACGCACAAGAAGCATGGACTGCACGTTACACCCACGAAACCATTGCGATGGGCTTCTCCATCACTGAGGAAGCTGTGGAAGATAACTTGTACGACAGCTTGTCTTCACGTTATACCAAGGCTCTGGCCCGTGGTATGGCTTACACAAAGCAAGTTAAAGGCGCTTACGTCTTGAACAACGCTTTTGCTGGCGGCCCTACATACGGCGACGGTCAAGTGTTGTGCTCTACTGCACATCCCTTGGTTTCCGGTGGTACTAACAGCAACCGTCCTACAACTGGCGCAGACTTGAATGAAACTTCGTTGGAAAACGCAGTTATTCAGATCGCTGCTTGGACAGACGAGCGCGGTTTGCTGATCGCTGCCAAGCCCAAGAAATTAGTTGTTCCTCCTTCATTGATGTTCGTTGCTACACGTTTGCTGGAAACAGAATTGCGTGTTGGTACAACCGACAATGACATCAACGCATTGAAGAACAACGGTTCTATTCCTGAAGGCTACACCGTTAACCACTTCTTGACAGACACCAACGCTTGGTTCCTGTTGACCGACGTGCCTAACGGCTTGAAGCACTTCGTGCGTACCCCCATGTCTACTGGAATGGACGGGGATTTTGACACCGGAAACGTTCGTTATAAGGCTCGTGAGCGTTATAGCTTTGGCGTTTCAGATCCACTTGGCATTTTTGGCTCCCCCGGCGCCTAATCTACCAAGATTTGACAAGGGGCTTCGGCCCCTTTTCTTTTGTGATACAATTTCCGGTGTCGTAACAAAAGGCGCTCTAAATGGACACCACAAACCTACCCAAGACCCGCGAAGAAGCCAAGAAAACCGGCAGTAAGTACTATTTCACTGGACAACCTTGCAAGCATGGGCACATTGCAGCACGCAAAACCAAAGGAGCCTGCGTCGAGTGTTTGAAAGTTGAGTGGGCAAAAGGCAATGAAACCCGCGCTGATTACTTCCGTGAATACAACCAGTCTGATGCGGGTAAACACGCCAAACAGAAATACTACGCGCAGAACAAAGACGCCGTCATAGCTCGTGCGCAAGGGCGATCTGACGCAGAAAAAAATCAATACAAGAAAAAGTATAAGCAAGAGAATCCCGACGCGTACAGGACGCTGGTTAGCTTGCGACGTCGTCGTTTTCGGCAAGCCACTCCTAAGTGGTTGAGTGACGCACAAAAAATGGAAATACGTTTGAAGTACCGTCTTGCAATTGAGTTGAGTCGAGCGACTGGTATACGGCACGCGGTGGACCATGAAGTCCCCTTGCAAGGTGAAGCTGTGTGCGGCTTACATGTGCCGTGGAATCTGCGTGTTATCACGCAAGAAGAAAACTTAAAGAAGTCCAACAAACTTGTTGCACCCCAAGAAACGCCATGATATATTGCAACTAATCCGGGCTTTCCGGTGCATCAAATTGACCCGGCAAACGACATACCGATTGATGCACTTAACTTGTATGTAAGGACACATATCATGGGATTCGCAACTCACCTTGGCCCTTGGCTGCTTGGCACTGTCAAAGACACAACCGGCACTACTGCTGGCACAGTTCGTAACACTGGCGCATCAGTTGTTACTCAACAAGTGACTTTGGTCGCTGGTTCTGCTGTAACTTTGATGATCCCCGCTGGATCTATCATTAGTAGCGTGCAGTCTTTCATGACTACCGGCGCTGCTGGTACACCTAACGTAACCGTTGGTGGCACTATCATTGGCACACTCTCAACTGCTGCTGGTTTAAACTCATTGACAGTTACTGCTGCAAACGTGGGCACAATGGCTAACGTAGGTTCAACTGACGCTATTCTTAGTTTCACTGCTACCGCCGCTTCTGCTGGTGTGTTGAGCGTGACCTACACTGTTCGCGGCTCTGACGGAGTTGGCTTTCCTGTTGGCAACCAAAACTAATTAATCTAGGGGGCTTCGGCCCCCATTTACAAGGAGATTGATTATGGGTATGCAAACAGATACAAGAGGCGCAACGTGCCCAGTTAGCACTGACACTACCGCCTATAATGGTCGCACTCGTTTTAAAGGATTGTGGTACAGCGCTACGGGCGCAACTACCATCGTTATTAAAGACGGCGCAACAACCTTGTTTACCTTTACTATTGGCGCTGCTGGCGTGGCTAGTATTTGGATTCCGGGTGAAGGCGTAATTTGCTCGACCAGTTTGGTGGTTTCTGTTGGCGCAACTTGCGCAGCGGTGGCGTTCTATGGCTAAGAGTCCAGCATGGCAGAGGAAAGAGGGCAAGAACCCCAAGGGTGGCTTGAATGCCAAGGGGCGGGCCTCCGCCAAAAAGCAAGGCATGAATTTGAAACCGCCCCAGCCAGAAGGCGGCTCCCGGCGAGACTCTTTCTGTGCGAGGATGGAAGGGATGAAAAAGAAATTGACATCCGCCAAGACCGCCAAAGATCCAGACTCACGCATCAATAAATCACTTAGAGCTTGGAAGTGCTGATATGACTGATGACGCCATTCAAACAGCCAGAGAGTTAGCTACACACGCATCCGACATCAGGCATTTGCAAGATGACATGGATAAGATGTTGGAAAACATGAAAGCTATGCAAACAACACTAACAGCTATTGAAAAGACTTTATCCGAGGCTAAAGGTGGCTGGAAGGTTTTGATGCTTGTTGGTGGTGCTAGTAGCGTTGTAGGCGCGGGCTTAGTTCAACTTGTTAACTGGTACGCGGGAGGCAAATAATGCCAAGTAGTTCCAAAAAACAACACAATTTCATGGAAGCGGTGGCGCACAACCCATCGTTCGCCAAGAAAGTAGGCGTCCCACAGTCCGTGGGAAAAGATTTTTCAGCGGCAGATAAAGGTCGCAAATTTTCTAAAGGTGGCGATATGAAAGAATCTAAAGCGATGGTTGGTAAGGAAATTGGTTTTATGAAAAAAGCCGGTGCTCCTAAGTCCATGATTAAGCATGAAATGGCTGAAGCCAAAGGCATGAAAAAAGGCGGCATGGCCCATGAAGACGTCAAGATGGACAAGAAAATGATGCAGAAGGCCGTGAACAAACACGAAGGCCGCTTGCATAAAGGTGAGGCTATGACCAAACTTTCGTCTGGTGGCTACACACGCGCTGCTGATGGTATTGCCAGCAAAGGTAAAACCAAAGGCAAGATGGTCAAAATGAACTACGGCGGGAAGTGCTAATCATGCCAATGACTCCTGAAGCAGCAAAAAAATACAAGCCTCGTCGTCCTGATGTCACTATTGATGACATCGTTACTCCCGAGATCCGTGCAAAGCGTAAAGCAATGATGGACGCCGCCGCTGATGAAGCTGCTGGCGAAGCCGCTGGCGCTACCTACGATAAACTTACCACTGTGGGTAAAGCCAAAGGCGGTAAGATTAAAAAGATGTCTTCTGGTGGCTACACTAGAGCTGCTGACGGTATCGCTCAGCGTGGTAAAACACGCGGAAAGATGTGCTAAATCATGTTGGCCAGCCGTGGTATGGGGGCCATCTCCCCCAGTAAAATGCCCAAAGGCGTGCGTAAAGCACGTCGGGATGACACTGACTTCACGCAGTACGCTGAAGGCGGTAAAGTCAACGCTGCTGGAAACTACACTAAACCCGGTCTTCGCAAGAAGATTGTGGCTCAAGTAAAAGCGGATGCTACTCATGGTACAGGCGCAGGCCAGTGGTCAGCACGCAAGGCGCAGCTTGTTGCTAAGAAGTACAAAGAAGCTGGTGGGGGTTACAAAGATTGAAAGCTCCTCAAAAATCTCTCAAAGACTGGGGCGACCAGAAGTGGCGCACCAAGTCTGGTAAACCGTCAAGCAAGACGGGCGAAAGATATTTGCCTGAGAAAGCCATCAAGTCTTTGACGCCATCAGAATACGCAGCTACAACCCGTGCTAAACGCGCAGGCAAGGCGGCTGGTAAACAGTTTGTGGCTCAACCCAAAACTATTGCAAAGAAAACGGCAGGATTTAGATGACCACTACCGGCTCAACCCTCTTCAACATGGACTTCACGGAGATCGCCGAGGAAGCTTGGGAGCGTGCGGGTCGTGAGATGCGTTCTGGCTATGACCTCAGAACTGCCCGTCGTTCAATGAATTTGATGACGATTGAGTGGCAGTCCAAGGGGATTAACATGTGGACGATGGAGCAAGGGTTTATTAACCTGACTCCCGGTTTGTCTACATACGCTCTGCCAACTGACACCATTGATCTGTTAGAACACGTCATCCGTACCGGATCAAACACTTCTTCTACTCAGGCAGACCTGACAATTTCGCGTATTAGTGTTTCTACTTACGCAACCATCCCAAACAAACTTAGTCAGGCTCGTCCAATTCAAGTTTGGATTCAGCGTTTGTCTGGTGAGACTAACCCAACAAATGCAGTTTTGGTGGGCGCAATTTCATCTACAGACACAACAATTACGCTAAGCACCATTGTTGGTTTGGCCGGTTCAGGCTTTATCCGTATTGGCACTGAAGACATCTACTACACCTACGTATCAGGCAACGTGCTTGGCGGTGTATTCCGTGGTCAGAATAATACAACCGCAGCCGCTCACAGTGACGGCGATGCCATCTTTGTGCCTCAGCTTCCAGCTGTAACTCTGTGGCCTACTCCAGACAACTCTACCCCCTATCAGTTTGTGTACTGGAGACTGCGCCGAGTGCAAGATGCTGGCGCTGGTATTGAGACAGCTGATATGAACTTCCGCTTTTTGCCCTGCTTGGTAGCGGGCTTGGCGTACCATATTGCCGTCAAAGTGCCTGAGTTGATGCCCCGCATCCAGATGCTCAAGCAGATGTACGACGAAACATTTGAAATTGCAGCGGGCGAAGATCGAGAGAAGGCTCCGGTCAGGTTCGTCCCAAGACAACAATACATTGGTGGTAGCTACTAATGGGTCAAAGATTCGCATCCGGCAAGATAGCGATTGCTGAATGTGATCGCTGCGGCCAACAGTTTAAACTTAAGCGGCTTAAGACTGAAATCATTAAGCAGCGCAAGTACGAATTGTTAGTCTGCCCAACATGCTGGGATCCAGATCAGCCACAATTGATGTTAGGAACGTTCCCGGTAGATGACCCGCAAGCTTTGCGTAATCCTCGTAAGGACACAACTTATGTGACTTCGGGTGTAAACGTCAACGGTAACGTGTCTGGTGGTTCACGAGACATTCAGTGGGGCTGGCAGCCGGTTGGCGGGGCTAGTTTAAATGATGCGGGGTTGACTCCAAACTACTTGGTGGCAACGACATTTGTTGGTACAGTATCAATATCTTAAGGAGTTAATCATGGCTTTTACACGATCAGCAGACGGCATTGCTAAAAAAGGCAAAACCAAAGGTAAAAACTTGGGTGATAGCGGCCCTACGGTCGGCGAGATGTCCGGCGGTAAAGGCAAGGGCGGCGGTAAGACCAACGCTAACATGAAGGCAATGGGTCGCAACTTGGCAAAAATTGCCGCACAGAAAAGAGGCTAATCATGGCTAAATTTAGCAAGAAGATAATGGGCAAAGAAGTTGGCGATGCCAAAGTCTACGCTGTGCCACACACAATGACTGGCAAAGTTGTTAAAGCTTCTACCAACCCCGGTAAAGATTCTGACATTTCAAGCACAGACACCATGCGCATGAGTGTTGGCAATTACAACAATGCCAAGAACGCGCCTGAAACAAAGACCAGCGGTATTAAAATCCGTGGTACAGGTGCAGCCACTAAAGGTGTTATGGCAAGAGGCCCGATGGCATGAACTACACAGAGCTTGTCACGCAGGTAAGTGATTACTGCGAGAACTCTTTCCCAACTGACAACATGAATACGTTCATTCGTCAGGCGGAGCAGCGCATCTATAACACTGCGCAGCCAGCTAATTTGCGAAAGAACGTGACAGGCACAATTACCTCAACCAACAAGTACTTGTCTGCACCAGAGGATTTTCTCTCTGTATATAGCCTTGCGGTATACCCACGAAACACAACAAATGCTACCGGCACTGCTGGAGCAAAGTCAATTGTGGTGGCGTCGACTACAGGTATTGCGGTCGGTCAGCAAGTTACCGGTTCAGGTATTGGCACTAACGCGCAAGTAAGAAGTATCAGTGGAACCACAGTTTATTTGACGGTGGATAATGCTACAACAATAAACAGCGCAGTTACTTTTCAAGGTGACTACTTGTACTTGTTGACGAAGGACGTTAACTTCATTCGTGAAGCGTATCCTTTATCTTCTTACGTTGCTGAGCCTAAGCACTACGCCCTGTTTGGCCCAACAGTTACTTCTGGTGGCACGATTACAAACGAGTTGTCAATCATCGTTGGCCCAACGCCCAATGCGACCTACGTTGCAGAGCTGCATTATTACTACTACCCAGAGTCCATCGTCACTGCTGGCACTACATGGCTTGGTGATAACTTTGATTCTGTGTTGTTGTACGGCACGATCTGTGAAGCTCTTGTTTACATGAAGGGTGAGGGCGACATGGTTGGCCTTGCTCAAGAGCGCTACATGCAGGCAATTGCTCTGTATAAAAACCTCGGCGATGGCAAGCAACGTGGCGATGCGTACCGCGATGGACAAATTAGGATTCCCGTTTCATGAGTTCAATTGTCCAAACCCAAACCACCAGCTTCAAAAAAGAGCTGTACCAAGCTGTTCACAACATGCTCACGGACACGCTCAAGATTGCGCTGTACACAGCAAACGCAGATCTAAACGCTGCAACCACCGTGTACTCCACAACCAATGAAGTGACTGGCACGGGTTATGTTGCGGGCGGTGTTACCTTAACCGGGGTGACGCTCAACTCTGATGGCTACACTGCTTACATCAACTTTAACAACGTGGTGTTCAACGCATCAGTGACTGCTCGGTGCGCTTTGATTTACAACGTGACTCAAGGTAATAAGTCTGTTGCTGTGCTGGACTTCGGTTCAGACAAAACATCTACCAATTTCACAATTACAATGCCTGCCAATACTGCATCGGCGGCTCTTATCAGGAGTTCAAATTGATCGTTACGACTACCAAAGGCGAAATGGACGATTCTCTTCTTGAGAAAAGAGAAGGGGTCGTAGA